ACAACAGTAATTATCTGACGCTTAAAGAAATACAAAACGACATTGTTATAGCGGAAGAGTATATGGACAACACAACGGCAGAATTTTTGAAAAAACTTATAAATTTAATTCAAAAAGATAGCGAAAATAAAGAAAGTGTTGTTGTAATGGTTAACAATACAGGTTTATCCGCACACAGAATAGACTTAAATTCTATTGATGAGCGTATTGACTCTTTAATTAATGCCGTTAGCTAAACAAGATTTTGTTTCACCCCCGGAAGTAATCGGAGTAACAACGGCTTTTTTTAATGGTCAAATTGAATTAGACCCTGCATCAAGCGACACAGCAAACAGTATGGTTTGTGCAGATAAATATTTTACACACGACCATAACGGGTTAAAACAAGAATGGAAAGCTAAAAATATATATCTATATCCTCCTAGAGATTTTTTATTTTTGAGTGAGCAACCGGCTGAGACAAATATATTCTTTAGAAAAAGACGATTTGTTAAATCCGCACAGCGAGTTTGGTTAGAAGAGTGTCTTCGTCGGTACAGAAAAAACGAATTTGACGAGGGTATTGTGTTTCTTACGTCCACGGAAGTGGCGTTGCTAGTTACACAAAAATTAGATATAGACATGCCGATTTGTATCTTAAACAAAAGACCAGAACTCTATATAGACACGCCTGGTTTACCGAAGCTTGTAAATACTAAATGCCTAGGTTTTATTTTGTATTTTCCTTGCTTGTTAAACCCGCTTAAAAGAATACAGGAGTTTAACGAGCTGTATAGTGATCTTGGTCGTGTGTACTTTTAAGATTCTCTTTAGTTTGAAAAGAATCGTCTGGACCGAAGTTATCGTTTAAACCAAAACCAAGCCGATTAAACCCACCGATTGAATCGTACTGTGCATTTCTACGTTTGGATACAGTTTCTCCTTTCTCTGAAACTTTCCAAATATCTCCAGCAATTCGTAAAGGAAAATACCTGTTTGCTCTTCTTTCGTGTTTGTTAAAAGGTCTTTCGTTTAATGATTTAACCCTACTTTCGTGAACAGAAGTTTTTATAGGGTTAGACATTGTATTTGTAAAGATCTCTCATGGATCCTACGTCCGAGCGTTGAGTAATAGGTGCGGATGCAATGCGCATAAAATAAGGATTATATAAGTTAGAGAAAGCTTGATCTCCTTGTATTTTTTGAAAAGCTGCTATGGGAGTAGCTAAAGTACCGTACAATCGTTCGGAACCACGCTGACCTGTTCCGCTTAGTAAACCAGCACCAGCAGCAGTCGTATTTCTAAGACTTCCTACATTTGATGCAGAAATATTAGTTAAGTTTTCTAATCCAGTTTTAGTTGTACTCGCGGCAGCTTTGGCATAACCAGATGCTTGAGACCCTACCCGCCCAGACGCAGCTTCAGCAGCAGTAGCTAACGCAGAATTAACAGTACCCATATCTTTCATTACTGCTGTGCTGTAGTTCTTCATCTGACCTCCTATCTGATCCATCGCTCCCTTATATGATGCAGAACTTAAAAGACCTGGTGTGTAATTAGCTAAATCTTTAGAGAACTTACTTGTAGTCTCCGTCATCACCTTGTTAAAGTAATCTCGAAATTGCTTACTTAAGTCTTTAGTTGCAGTTCCGGATAAACTTTCTAACCTACCTAAAGTTACGTTCCTTTCTCCTTTGGCCTGGGCTGCATCAGCAGCAAATTTAGCAGTATTCGTGTTAGCAGCCTTAATTGCGTTATCAGCAGCAATAATTCTGTAATAATTTTCTGCAGCAGACATTTTTACAAAATACCAGTTTCTTGTTTCAGTCTACCACGGACAAGTCTAACCAGGCGCAAATTTATTTTAGGAAAATATACCTTTACCTGCGGCCATTCGATCCCGCATCAAATTCTTTAACGCAATAATATCAGATGTAGCTGTAGTCGCACCTGGACTATAAATATCGGCAGATACATGTGCTCCTGTAGTGGACCCCGTTCTGCCTTGAGTCCCTAAAAAAGTACCAGCTGAAATAGTAGTTCCTACTTTTAACTTGGGGTTTACTTCATCAAAATGAGCAAATAAACCATCGAATTTTTTGCCTTCTGGTGTCGTAAATCGAAGTTCTACATTATTTCCGTAAGCTCGTTGTGTAGCACCTTTTTCTAAATTAAATTCTCTCGGGTCTCTTGAGATTTTTAAAACTTCAGCAGACAACGGAGAAGTGAAAGGAGCGCCCCTCTTACCTCCAGCAATAACAAAGTCAAATCCTTTTCCACCTGTGTCGTTAGGATTTGTTACTTCTATTTTTTGAGGAACAAACGGGTTTGGAAGTTGAGCAGTTTCTACATTTCTATTAGTCGTTTGTACCACGTTGCTTTGTTTTATTCTGTTTACAAGTTCTTCGATTTGAGAAGCTGACTCATTGTAGGCTTGTTGTTTTCCAACAGTGCTAACTACGGTTTTAATTAACCCAGCAGGATCGAATGCAGTTGGTTGTTCCTCTGTAATACTCGAAGCAACCATGCGATACTGATCTGCAAGCGCAGGATCATCATCTTCTAAATCTATAGCTTGTTGATTTAAAGCAGCTATTTTAGAATAAACGTCTGCTGCATCTGGAGTGCCTACTGATTTAGTTAAATTACCCGCTAAAGACGCAATTAAATTTTCATTAAAATCAAATTCCTTCATTTTAAAAGGAGCTGACTGATCTGGTTCAGCACCAAAACTTGCATCCGATACTGGTGTACCAGAAATTTTTTTACGTAAAGCGTCAGTAAAACTAAATGTGCTAGGTCCTATGATTTTATTAACGTACTCTTTCGTCTCGCCGTAGCCTTTACCCTTACTGGCTTCTACCGCTCCAGGTCCTGCGTTATAAGCTCTTAGAGCATTATCATAAGCAGCACGCATTTTTACAGGATCTTTTGTACCTCCTCCGTAAGTTTTAACATAAGCAGCCATATTTTTGGCTGCTGCGTCCAAAGAAGCCACGGGGTCTCGTGGATTTACTCCCCAGCCACGAGCTGTATCGGGCATGATCTGCGCAATACCTCTAGCCCCTGCCGCAGAGACAGCGTTTGGATCAAATTTTGACTCTAGGTCAATTTGACGCTCAAACACATCAGGAAGTAAACCGTACCTTATTGCTTTCTGTCTTGCTATCTCTCTGTAATTTGGGGGCATAACTAAAGAGAATGGATACTAAGTAAGGGTAACTCTATTCTAAAACAACAGACTTTATTTTTGCGCTAAGTCAGGTGTATCGTCAAATAAGTCTATATTCACATCTACAAGAAAACCCATATCGGTTATTACAGACCGATATGCTCGTTCACGACAAACTAAACGATAAATCGTGGTCCATAAAAATTGATCCCTATCTTTGCTCTGTAGCTCATAGGCTTTATTACGTACTCTAGTCAACGTAAACTCGTCTTCTAATGTGAGGCCACACTGAAGATTGATCAGTTGACCTTCAGGACTATTTTCCCCAATTGGTCTCGTACGGCTACCTTGATTGTAGCTAGATCTTTGAACAGAGTAAAGCGATCACACCTGTGAACGTACTACCACGCTTTGCAAGACCAATACCCGGCTGTTAGTTTGCTTTTCTTCTCATCACAGTTATGACGCGCACGGAAATTACGTCGTCTTTCTGGGTCATCACGTTTTATTTCCATATTTGCGTCACCAAATCTAACTAACCGAACTTCGTCCCCTTCTTTGGCTGCTACAACAGACTTTTTACCTCCCTGAATGTCCCTACGGGGCTTGTTATATTCTTGAAAGACCTCGCCTGCAATTCTAATTGTCATATAAAAGTCAAAGTCTATTTAAATTATAGATTAAATTGAAAAAATCACTAATTTTCACAAGTATGAAATTTCTATGAGGTTAAAAAATTATGTTGCGCACAGAGCGGACTACGCTAATATAAGCTCGCCTGATAATCTTCATCGTACAATTCGCATGGACACCAAAACACTTTTGACGATTGCTGAAACAGCAGAATTACTGAATTGCAGTTCTGGTTTCGTCCGTAAGCGTATTTCTTTATCCGAATCCAATCAAGAAGGTGGCTGGCCCAAGAATGTTTATATAAACCTGCAACCAAACGGTGCGAAATCTCTGTACCGAGTAAACAAAACAGCGTTAGAGACTTATCTTCAGACTTCTGTAGAAGAGACTATAGAAGATGAGGTAGACAGTGCTCCTTGTTCAGTCTGCGTCATTTAACGATGACCTATTCAGATTCCTTTACTACTTCTCCCATGCACTCCACGGAAACTGCTGTTACAGATCAGAATTCAATTCAACCAGAAATTGAACAGCCGAGCACGACAGTACAAGGCTTGGTCGAACATTTAATTGATTACGCCTCGTACCTACACCAACTCTATGCGCAGGCACATTTAATACATTTAAACATAGAAGGACCTTTGTTCTTCCCGATACATGAATTTTTAAACGAACAATATGACGCACATATAGTGCAGTTTGATAAAACTTCGGAGTACGTTAGAACACTCGATTACTTAATGCCCATGTGCCAACGAGGTTTGATTCAAACCCATAAAAATTTCAAGCACGTTAAAGATTACGATACCAGAAATATGTTGACCACTTATCTTAAAAATGTAGAAGACGCTGGTATGGCAGCAAAAGATGTTTGTGACTATGCTCGCGAAATCGAAGCCGTGGATGTCGAAAACTTTATGGCCGAGACAGCAGGGGATATGTTTAAAGCAGCTTGGAAGCTTAAATCTACTTTACGTTCTAAGTAAAAGCCCATCCGTTAAGTACGCGAATAAATAAACCACTCGGTGTTGTACCAGAACTTTGTATCTGGTACACCAACGTACCTGAAGCATATGAAGCAGGACTAGGAATACCACTGAGTAAAACTAGTACTGAAGGTGTTCCTGCTGCAGTTACTACTCCACTAGCAAGTACCGCACCACTAGCAAGAGTTGCTGTATTTGCCGTTAATGCACCGCTAGCAATCGAAGACGAGTTAGCTTGTCCTGCAACTGTTGCCGAGTCAGCAAAACCAGAATATATTTTTTGCCACGTTGATCCCGTCCATACTTTTAAGTAGTAAGCAGCCGAATTAGTATCAACCCATTGTTCCCCGACTGAATTACCTGCAAGTCCCACAGGTACTGCGTTAGGTGCTGTGTTACCAAAAGAAGAAGGTCCAATTTTTACGATGCCTCCAGCGGAATTCTCAAAATAGACTCCTGGATCGGCAGCACCAAAATTTGTTGCTAGCTCACCATTAACTAAAATATTGCCACTCGGTCTGTCAGACGCATTACCTGATCTTTTTAGTAGCAGTGTTACAGGAGTGGATGTCATGTTAGTAAGTTCCCCCGTTTAGATATGAAGGAGGAGAAGCTGGTGGTAAAAGACTACCGTTATTATACTGACCTCCGTCTAAATCAAGTGTTGTAGTAGAAGTAAGTACTCCATTTGAGTACGTTCCTCCGTCGTATGTATCTTGAGGTAAATTTGCAGGGTCTAAAGGATTAAACTGATCTAGCGTAAATAATTCAAAATTCGTGTCTTGAAGCTCCGTTACGTCATCTAACTGACCAAAATTTAGTGTTTTAGCGATCATATTATATTTATCTGAGTAAAGAAGCTGTTTAGGTAAACCAGACAGTGAAGGACTGTACCTCTGCCACCAATTAAAGTCATGGCTTCTTTTTAAAAAGCTCATTTGTTTTGTTAAATCAACTTCAAATTTCTCCCTGTAATATTCATTCATAGGTTCGTCGGTAGGCTGGGGTAGCCACGAAGACGTTACGCTAGACAAGTTAAACTTACGTTGCATATCCCAGAAGGAAGCAAAGATATGTTTACACCACTTAGGTTGGAAATAATAAAGGGAGGGATCCGAATAACTCGCAACGTCAACATATGTAGGCGCAGTGTATAACTGATCTAAATAGATAAAACCAAATGTTCTAGCGTAACCCGGATAATCATTGGAGTTAGATACACGAGTAATTGCATCTGGTCCAGCATCGTAAGTACCAGGGTCAATGTTCATTACTTTCGCGTAAGGATATCTTTGATTTAAGGAAGCGTTGTAAAAGTTAAATCCTTCTCTATTTAAAAAATCTTGGCAAGTACATTGCATACGTATCTCAGTTGAAAGAAATTCTCCTACAGCTGGAGGCCCAATTGCCGGCACAGAGAGTGTAGTGCTGTTAATAACAGACCAACTTTCTGTTTCAGAGAACGATAAAAATAAAGTATCGAAATCTGGATTTATAGTTGGTGTTGTTTTAACGCCGTTTAAACCCACGGCAATAACCGTATAGTTGTTATACCCAACACTTTTCTCAGTACCGTTTGAATTAAACCTATTAGACAATACCTCTCCTGTAAAGAACGAAATTGGAGAGCCAAATCGCTGACTTAAAATAACGGCGTAGGTAGTTGCGTCAAATTGAGTTACAGACTGTACAGATATACCAAAGTCCAAGAAGTTAAAAGTATCTCGTGGTCGAATACCAACTATGTGCATCCTTGTGTCAGCACGTACAGTCGGGTATACAAAGAAAATTCCGGGTATATACCCTCCGACTCCAGCTGTTCCAGATATATAGTATTTAAACGAAGAGTACACTAAACCAGAGTATGCTCCCTGTGTGTACATGCTGAGTTCATACCCACGCCTCCATCTAACCCATAAAGATGCGTAGTTGTAATCGCTTAAAACACTAAAATTCTTAGTACCTGTGGCAGGTCTAAAGCGACGTTCGAAAGGTAAGGGATTTGATAATTGATTTGTATTGTCCGATCCGGCGATAGTTGAAATAGATTTTACAGCGTCAAGCCCTCCGTGCCCTTTAAAGGAAAAATTATCTGATCCTTTTTTTCGGGACACAGATCAATAGAACCCGCCTTGTGCAAATACTGTGATTCCGGAAGGACTTAAGCCACCAGATATTGCAGCAGGCCCATTACCTAGAAGGCCAACACAAAGAATGTACCCTTTTTCTAAGTAAAGACCTTCACCTTTTCCAACTTCAATAGGACGTAATAGAGTTGTATCCCCTACTGATGGAACGGGTGCATTGATTGCGGGAAGTTCAATTCGTTGTATGGCTCCTTCGGTTGAACCACTTAAACCTACTTCTACCTTTTGAAGCATTAAAGCAGTAGATGTCGACGGAGCTGCTTGGTTAGGAGCGTAGATATAAAAAGCTAACGCGCAACTTCTAATACCACTTCTATCAGGATACCCTTCATTACTGACTAAAAATACGTCTTCTACCAGTGCTGCATCTTCCGTAGGAAGATCGCCCACACGGACTAATTGAACCAAATCCGCAAACGCTGGATTAGTCGGATTAACCGTAGTTGTGCCGTTGTTGATTCGAGCCCCTCTAAGGAAGGGACGGTCAATAAGGCAGGGTTGCTTGTTCGTTGATGTAGAAGCTATACCTTTAAACACCCCTATCCGTTGAGATTAGGGTGCCTCCGAACTCTCTTCCTAGAGTATAGCAGAGACTTTATTAAAATAAATAGGTGTTAACTTTAAAAAACTAAGCCATAGGTTGACCGCTACGTGCTGATTTTAAATAATCACCCATGTTCTTGCTAAACATACTTGCAAAAAAGGGAGCAAGATAATCAGTATTCGTAGAAGTATCTGCAAAATAACTTCCAAGAAGAGTCCCGGCCATCCCTGCTCCTCTTCCTCTTTTACTAAGTAAAGCAGGTCCGAATACAGGGTCTTTGCCCTGTGTGCCTCTAATAAAATCGCCTGCACCGCCTGCGATTAGCCCGACAATGTCAAGACCACTAAGACCTTTAGCCTTTTTTTGTTGATCTAGACCATACTTTGCTGTATCAACACCTAGACCTGAGGTGTAAGCTGTCTCTTGCATAGATGGGCTAAAACTAAAGCCAAAATCAGGAGCAGCGACTCCAAATTGTTGGTTATCCACGGGAGTAAACCCGCCAGAAAAGTCAAAATCGGAAATAGCCATGATTAATTACCGTAGAAAAGGTCAGGTTGTCCGAATTTACTCATTTTAAGCTCCATTGCGCGGCGCAGCATGTCGTTGGATATTTCAGCTGTAGCCTGCATCCGTTCGGGAGCTTGATTAGTGTATTGCTCTTTTGTTTGCAGTGTAGGTTGAACAAGTGCTTGCGTGGCATCAGCTAAATCAGTGGCAGTCTGACTACCTGTTACATACGCTTCAGCAGAATAATGACTGTTTCCTATAGCATTCTTCGAGAAATTAGACCCCATAGGAGTGTTGACCGTGTAGTCCGAAACATTACCTACAGGTTGCTGATTAACAGGGTCAGGGGGTTGTATCTCAGCAGGAGAAGGAAACTCAGAGCGGTTACTTAAATTATTCTCTAACTGTTTGTTATAAAGAGCAAGAGCAAGTCTTGGGTTTTGTTGAGCCCATGCGGCTAAATCGCGAGTAGCAGGATCCTGTGGCGAATAACCTAGATTTTTTATAATCTCAGGTAATAGAACTTTACCTGCTTCTTGTTGTGCTTGCATAGTTAGCACATAATCGCGTTGCTCATCAGTTATTCCTTTAGGAGCGCTTTGTTTGGCGTATTGTTGTTTTTGTTCATTAACAGCTTGATCCCGTGCTCCGGTAAGCATTAGTTTTGGTGTACCCACTAAAGGATTACCTGCCATAAAACTTGGGGAATTCGACATTGCTTGAGCCGAACCCACGCTGTTAAGTAGGCTTTCTAAATCCGCTGCTTTTAGTCCAGATGTAAGAGAACCTAAATCACGAGTTTGCACACCACCTGTGGCGGTAGCTAGTTCCCTGGCTGTTGGACTAAGACGATTAGCGTCATCTACAAAAAACTTAGTGAAAGGATTGGATGCGGGGACCATGGTATTACCGGTAGGGTTGTTTTGGGGAAGAGGAGCCTGATCAGGTCTGTTATTACCGGGAGGGGTGTATTGAGGAAGAGGATCTCGATCGGCTATGTTATTAATGCGAGGATTATTTTGAGGGAGAGGAGCTTGCTTAGGTATGGATTGTTGTTGACTACCTGGCACATAACGCCCACTTTGTAATAGCTCTTGAGCCCCCATTCTTCCTCTCATATCGGCTTCTGATGCATAACCTAAATTTCTATAATTAGGTTCTGGAGTTGAACGCTCTGCAAGATTAGCTAAACCTATTGCCCCACCACGGGTGCCAACAGCAGCAGCGTTTCTGAGTAAGTCCATTATAGAAGGAGAAGATCCTCCTCCTGTAAGTGCCGGTGGAAGACTAGGTGCTCTAAACATTTCAGATCCCATTAAAGACCTTTGAGGTCCTGCCGCACCCATAGGTGTTCGATTGCCTTCTGGCATAACTCGAAATGAACCTATTTCTCCAGCAGGGGCTTGAGGAAACGACGAGTAGTTTGCAGGTAGAGTAGATAAAGGTCGTGTAGCAGGAACATTCAAACGGGGACCAGTACGTTCAAGTGATGGATCAAAGGAAGAAGAAGGATTCGCTCTGACATCAAAAACATTTAATTGACCTGGTGAGACAGGATCAGGACGAAAATAAGAGCCGCCAGAGTTTCTCTGGTAACCCAATCTCTCCATGGCACCGCTCGGGGCACGACCTTGATTTACAGGTACTGGATCCGAACCTATAAAAGGCTTTCTACTCCCAGAAAAATTCTGTGGATTCCCACTTTTAGTAAAGAGAGAACCTTGCTTAATTGCTTTTGAAAAAAGTCCTACAGCTTCAAGTAAGTTAGGGTCCACGTAAGATCAAAGCTACTTCTTGTTTAAATATAGCCATTACCTCCATTTAGTGTAAAAATAAATGCGGTCCGCTCTTGCTGTATCAGGAGGTCCGGGTATAGCTTGAATGAATTCACCTCCACTTCGCTCGAAACGATAACGAGCTGTAACGGGATCTTTATAATTAGCAACATAGAGCATGTGCGCTAAGCGATCGCACTCAAATTGATAATTCTCCCGCCAAATTCTCGATGTCTCACGCTTGTCTTGAACGTTGATTGAGCGACTTACATCACCAAAGATTGTTTCTTGCCTACTAGTGGCTCGCCCGGTTGCTAACTCAGTTAAACGTTCGGCTTCTTCACATCTTTCAACTTGACCGACGATTTTATCGTAATAAAACTCAGAAGGTATGCTGCTTGTAGCTTCTAAAAGCCGAGCGTAGTCTCCGGCAGGTACGGTAGCTATGTTGTAGCCTAAATGGTACGCTACACGACTAAAGTTAAAATCATCAAGTCTGTACCCGAAAGTCTGCGCAGGATTTCGAGTAAGTTGGTTAACCGCAGCATAAATTATCTCTCGCTTTGTAGCATCCGTAGTTGTTGCTTGGAATACAACACCCTGCTGAGCTAAATAGCTTTGAATTTGCTCAAGTTCTTGTTGAGAGAATTGAGACACTTTATTTATGCACTAGATATTGTTATTCTACCAAATTTAAACTAAAAATTTATATTACTCTACGTATACAACTCCAGCAGAAAGAACTTCGTCCCAATCAACACGAGTTATAGATTTAAGCTGATCTAATTTTGTAAATCTCTCCCCTGGCATGGATTGTTGCAATTCTTTGATCTCAACAGCGGTTTTAATTCCTACACCCTTAAGAATTTGTGTTAAACGCTCAGGAGTAGCACCGTTTATGTTGATTCTGTTATCAAAAGGGATCTCTGGTTGAATAATTTGACGTCCACGCCGTTTTAAGGCGGGTTTTGCGTCCTTTTTGTCTTCGCTACCTTCTACAATTTCAATTTGGCCTTTATGAGCAAAAAATACCTTTCCTGTCGTTACCGAGCGGACCATTTTGTACTCACCTTCGTCGTGCTCACTTAAAATCTCAACTTTAACCCCACTTGGTTTGAACAAAACGTCTTGAACTGAGATAGCGGTCATTATGTGAGCAATGTCTATGAATAGTTTACTAATAAATTTCAATTTCAGTTGTCATATTGCCATACATAAAAAAACCCCCTCCGAAAAGGGGGTCTGTTCTTCACTAAATGAATCAGGAAGGAACGGTAGAGGTGAAAACGTTGGACTCAACGATACCCGCAGGTTGAAGAGCCAAGTCGTCACGATTAGCTGCTTCGTCGGACAAGAACCAACAAATTTCACAAATACCCAACGCCTTGTTTTTGCCACGGAGTTGGTTATTGGTAGCACGGGGGTCAAAAACACCCGAAGCTTGTGCAAGACCAGAAGCGACTGCGCCACCAAGGTTGGCAACGGCAAACACTTTATACTGTGCCTCGGCTCCATTACGGAACAAGTTATTGGTGTTGAATACGTTGTTGGTGTTATAAGAACCGTTGGCAATACGGCTATTACTACCAGCAAGCGTTACAAAGAAACCAGACGCGGAAGGAGTGGTGGTAATACCAACGCCCACAGCAGGACCGAGGCCCAGTGTTGGGGCTGCAACGCCACCGCCAACGCCGCTGCTGATCACATCGCCACCGTCAACACGGAGAGCTAGACGATAAATATAAGCACCAGAAGGAACTTTGATACCGTCAGTGATGTCAGCACGTACGTCTTTGTAAGCATCCGGTGAAGGAATGATTACATTAGCGTTAGTGAAAGCAACGTTAGCTCCGTTTAGACCAGAGCTATAAGCCTGAGTGTAATACTCAAGTTGACTAGTGGTGCCCAAAGCTTGGTACGACAGATCGACGTAGCCAATAGCTTGTTGAGCAATCCAACCAGGGGTAAACACCACGCCAACGGGACCGCCGACCGGTTGGTTGGAGAAGGTGGTTTCCGTATCGTTAGCATTACGGAACTGGAAGGTTTTTTCTTCGTGCCAATAACGAAGAACGTTTGTGTAGTTCCCAGGGAAGATCTTGGAAACTGCAATCTGGTTAGCGTTAGTTGTCATAATTAGTTACCTCCTCAAACGTTGAAAGAGTAGGCAACAGTAACGAAGTCAGCGTTTAGAAGTTCAAAACCTGCGTACAGGCTCCAAATCATCATGATAAAACGGCTGAAGTCGTCGTTGTTGTTTAGAAGCACCTGAGCATTGTTACCGCCGATACCGACGCCAACACTTTGGGGACCAAAGAACATACCGATAGCACTATCGTATGTAGTTGAAGTACCGCCAATAGTTGCTGTAGCACTCTGAGAAGGCATGTTAGTGGATTCGAAGAATCGCACACCTTCAAATACAAACCCGGTAGGCATGATGGGTTCGCCAGCCACGAAGGAGGCTTGTCCAAAACCTTGGCCCATGTAGATAGCAGCGTTAGGCTGCATCGCAGACATGAGTGGGTTGATCTGACCGTTACCTGGGTAGCGAGCCACTTCGCGGAAATCGCTGTTCTGACGCAAGTGCATCAGGAACGTGGGGTCGCAAACACAACGGTAGAAACCGTCTTGGTAAGTAGGAGTATTCCGCTTACGCAAAGACTTAACCACGCGGAGGAGGTCGTCCTTAACGTCAAACTTGGCTTGCTCTGAGTTGGTGTAGGTCAGTGACCCAACAGCCAAATCACCAGGGTAGTAGTAACCACCTTGGGTATCAGAAGACTTACCCTTAGAAACAGCTTTCAGGAGTTCGTTAATGAACACCCGATCGCGCCAACGACGATAGTCGTCGAGCAGGGTTAAAGAACCAATAGATTGGTGGAAGGCAGTAAGATTACCGGTATCTAACAGCAAACGCTGAGCGGTAATTAGTGTCTCACGTGCAATCTTAAATGTACTTGCTTGTGTAGGATCACTAGGGTCGGCAGGTCCGGTATATTCCCGGAGTGTCACCAACACTTTGTCCTTCACAATGTTGCGGCTGCTGGCAGTACCGATGGTCTGCTCTGCAGTACGCTCACGTGACTCTTTGCTTCCGGGGTTGCCCCAGAACCTGTAACGATCAAGCTGCACAGTCTGTCCTGGTTGCTTACTGAAGTCATGAACGACCACAGGTTCAGCAGCCATCTCTACAACGTACGCAGGATGCGGACGGTAGAGTTCAGCACCGAGCAGCTTCGGAAAATCATTGTCGACGAACAAAGCGCCAACCTCCGAAAAACTACTCCTTTATTTTAAGCTATTTAAAGACAGGCGGTATATTGTTTGTCGCATTAATAGCGTTAAATATTTTTCTGGTTACTGCTATTTACAGAGGAGCTAAATCTATGAGGCAACGCCCTAATTCCTTCCCCTGTAATTCCGTAAATAGAGCCTAAGTTAAACGCATATTTTGAAGATTTACCGCGATAAATGTAACGAGTGGGGGCTCCCATTAAGCCAGGAACGCGAGCATATATAGTTTCCGTAAATGACTCACAGTACATGGGAGGGTTGTATGTCCATTCTGCTCGTGTTACCTCAGCAGTCCCAGCAGCAGCCGAAGTAGTCAGTAACCCACCCATTTGACGTTGATGCGTTACACCTCCTCCAGTAGTTCCTTCTGCTGATGTATTACTTGCTGGTGTGTTATACGGGTCATAGGATTGACTTGAGGGAGCATCCCCGAAGTAATACGTATAGGCTCCTGTATCCCGTACACCAAATGGAGGATTGTAAGTTGTTGAGACTTTTGCGTTAGCAATTGTTTGCGTGGTGTAACCCCTAAATCCGTTATAAACGCTTAACTGACCGCTCGGAGCATAATACGTAAAATTGTTATCGTTCCAATAACCGGATACAGCCACGGGGGCTGCTCTCCAAGTATCTACGACATAAGCGCCTGAATTAGGAGGGCCAATAACAGGCCGACCATAATCAGCGCCGAAGTCATTAACGCCAAACCAAGAAACTTGGTTACCTAAAGAATCTATGTATCCGCTTGAAACAACTAGATATTTTTGAGCTAAAGCTAGATCATCTCCGATTCGATTAGGTCCAGACTGCTGTTGATGCGGTCCGGTGTCGTACTTATAGTTAACTAGTGAAATGTAACCCACTTAAAATCAGCAAGGGTTACCCTAATTATATCTAGGTAGATTCAACAGTAGAAGTCTGAGTTTTAGCATCGACTGTAACGATGTCTAACGCAATCTTTTCCATATCAGCTTTGTACTCTTGTTTAACTGAATTTAATTCAGCTTTTAGTTCTTTTAACTGAGCCAGAAGCTCGGAGTTATCCGAAGATTGCTTTTGACGTGAGTGCCCAATAGGCTGAACCATGACTAAACTCCTTTACTCTTAGTGTACTGCTGTGCTTTATTTTTAGCTTTAAAATAAGCAAAAGAAATACCCATCAATTTCTCTTCATAATTCTTAACCTTATCTTCA